CTACTAACAGAACAACAGCGTATGCGACCGTGCTACATGACGAGTCGCGTTCATTCTTATGTCTACCAGGGTACTGGCGGCCTTCAGTGATTACCCACTGATCCCACTCCCGCTGGCTCCGCCAGGCTATGGTCTGCCATCGTTCCAGGCGGTACGTTGCCAGCGTACCAGGGTGGCGGTATTCAGTCCTACCAGGGGAGTGATGGCAGGGTGTCAGAATCGACCTAGCCACTCTGGCGGGACACTGACAATGCGGCTCCAGGTACTGTCCACACCGTCTCCACCGTAGCACCGTGAGACGGTGTAACCCGGATCGGCCAGCCCGCCGGAATCGGTCGGACCAACCAACCGCCAGAACCCCGTCAAGGGGTCTGACGTCGCCTGTACGGCGTCCGGATCGGAAGTGCGGGGTATGTGTCGGAATCACAATCGCAGGGCCTCAGAATCGATTCTGGGGCGTCCGATCATGCGAGAATCGGACGCCCCTTTAACGCAAAGAACCCCCCTCAGGACATAGTCCCGAGGGGGGTTTGTAGCACCGTCCGGACGGTGCTAGGACCGCTTACGCTCGGCCTTGATTGCAGAGGTCACGTCCTTAGAATACTCGCCCTTGCCGACAAGCTTGGCAAGCTTGGCAGGGGGGTAGATTCCGCCCAGTTCAGGGTCGCTACCCTGCTGGTCGATAGCCCACTCCTCGTCAAGGTCAAACCCTGCTGCCAGTTGATCCTCAGCGATGATGATCCACCGTGCGATCTCAGCAGTGCAACGGGCCTTCTGCTGCTGGGAATCTTCCTTGTTGCTGGTCACTCTCACGACCCTGCCGTCACTACCCCGTTGGAAGTCTTCAGTGGCATGGGTCGTAGTGTGGAGGACCACATCGTCGATGTTCTCGGCAAGCCACTGGATCGTGGCGGAATACAGGGTGAGACCGAACGACCCCGGACTTCCGGGGACGCCCCGTAGGTTGATCGCTCCACCAGCAGTTACCCCGTAGTGTACCTTCCCAGCAGTGGCAGCAGCAGCCTCAGCAGTGGCAGTAGCAAGCGCAGCCTCAAAGAATGCGTTGAATTCTTCTTCAGTGATCGTCCCAGCAATCAGTAGGCTGGTAGCATTCTCTTTGGTGATCGTGATCGTCATGGTAGTAGCCTTCCAGTAGAGAGTGAAACCCAGACCGGGAATCGGTCCGGTGACGACGGGGGGAGTTGCAATCGCCGTGCCAGTCGGCAAAAAAAATGTAAACCGTTGATATCAAACGAGTTAGGTCATATCAACGAATTCCGATGGGTGTATGATCCTGGTACAGGTGTTGCAAAACGATGCGGCAAAATGATACAGGTCGGTTTTTCCGCCCACCGTACCTACTGTATGATGCATCGCCAATCAGGCACCGTAGGGCGGAACCGCGTCCAGCGGTGGCGGGACGTGAACGTAAACCGTTGCATGATAAAGGTTTAGGTCAACCGAAGGTCCGCCGGCCCCCAGCGGCTTCGCTATACTTCTACCTACTTACCGAGGAATTTTTGCCCTAAAACCCCCTAAAAGACCCCCGGTCTACCCAATATGACCCCTATTTTCCCGGATATCGGGGCAAAGCGGAACAAATTTGTTCCGGTCTGGGGCGAGTCCGCGAAAATCCCGGTAATTCCCCGGAATTTCGCCTATTTTCCGGGTTTTTGGCGCAAGAACTGCGTCCGGGTTTTTGGCGCAAGAACTGCGTCTTAAGTATATAAACTTCTACATTCTTAAAGGCAAAGGTGACTTTAAGTATATGGGAAGGTATATGAAGTGAGATCAGGATACTGGCGAGTATCCCGTTTCGATCACTTTTTGGGCTTTCTGATGGCGTAACAGCCCCACCAGTCCCATGAATCGGGCCTTTTGATGGTTTTTTCGGCCACGATGTCGAAATTATCGCGTTTTATCCATGTTTTGAGCAGATTTGGTGGCATTCCCCATAGCCAGTTCTTCCAGCTATAGTTGGATTTCTCAGCAAACCCTCGTTCTCCGGGCATCCAGGAGTGAGGGAACAGGGAATCCTGATCTTTTCTGGGCACAGCGGGCAGAAATGTGCAGTTTGGGGACTCTTTCCTGATGACCGGGCATCCGATGCAGACGTAATCTAGCACGCTCAGGAGGTTTTGCATGACTTTGATGGGTGCATACTGGTGGATCAGGGTATCGAACATGATTCCGAGGCATTTTCCGGGGTATTTGGCCCTGTAGTCCACGATCCAGGGCACGATCTCGTCCCTGCTGAAGTCAGCCCTGTGGAAATCTATGCCTTCGGTGAACTCAGCCCTCACCTGGTCGATGCCGAGGGTGTAGTCTGCACCGTTCTGGGCGGCGCGTTCGAGGTATTCCGGTCGGAAGCTGGGTCCGAAGTCTATTACGAGTTCGGTTGGCAGCCCCAGGGCGATGAGATCGTGCTTCGCCTGCTGGATATCATCGAACCGGATGAAGTCTTCAGCCATCTTCTGTCTCCAGTTCGTTCCAGAGCAGTATGGCTTGCTGGGTTGTCGCTGCTGTGGCTAGAAGCCTGCAATCGTGACAGGCTACAGCACCGATTGAACCTGTGCCCTCAACGATTGTCGTTTCCACAAGCATTGGAAACTTCCCGCACTCCGGGCAGTCGTCCACTGGTCCGAGCTTTTCTGGCATCTTCCCTGTCCATTATGCTTCGTCCTATGAACTCTACGACCTGTGGGACACATCCGTTTCCGAGTGATCTAAGTCGGTCCACCCGAGCGGGAACCCCATCAACCACTCGACCCACATCGGGTTCAAACCCCCACTGGGCCGATCCTTCCCTGTCGGCAAACCTGCGTAGACGACTCTCGGTAACTGGTCCAAACGCTCCCTCGATGACCCGTCCGGATTGATCCCCGTCTGCGACATCCCCTGAGTATCCTTCCAGTCCCTGCTGGTCGGTGTCGGGAGACATCCCCCTGGTGTCTTTCCAGTCCCTGCTGGTCGGTGTCGGGAACATCTGAGAATAGTGAGGGCTGGTCACAGCCTGTCGAAGGTTGCTCAGAGCCTTGCGATTCTTTCTCCCGTCCCTGCTGTTGTTGTATTCCTCGATGGTCTCCTCGTCCCGAGGCTTCAGGTGATCCATCGTGTTCGGAGTAGGCCACGATCCAGACTCTGTCTCTCCTGTGGAGCGCGTTAATCGAGGAAGCCGGTATGCAATGCCATTCGACAGAATACCCGAGCGCGGCCAGGTCTCCAAGTATTCCTCCGAACAAGCCTCCTCGTCTTCCCAGCCTATCAGGAGCTGAGAGCAGCCCGACGACGTTTTCGACCAGTATGTATCTTGGGGAGAGAGCCTTGCAAACTCGGTACATTTCCGGCCATAAGAATCTTTCATCAGCAGCGCCTCTCATTTTTCCTGCTTTTGATACAGGCTGGCACGGAAATCCTCCCGCCACCATATCCACGTCACTCAGCAAACTCATTGCATGTGTCCCAGGGAAGGTTTTGATGTCATCCCACCTGGATACATCAGGCCAGTGCTTGGCCAGAACCTTCCGGCAGTAGGGGTCAATCTCAACCTGGTACGCACAGGTCATACCTGCACGGTCCAGACCGAGATCAATTCCCCCAACACCGGAGAAAAGGGACACATAGAGCATTGTTACGACTGCTGAACAGGCGGTGCCTGGACAGGGGTTTGGGCAGCCTGGTGCATGGAGCACGAGAACGAGGGCGATGTGCCCACCGCAACGGACACGTTACGGTCGAAGTTCGGCTGCCACTCTCCTGTCTCGGGATTCATCCGAATCAGGATCATCCGGACGATGTTGCCCGGCTCGGTGTTGGACATGGCCGAGCACTCGCCGGCTTGTCCGCTCTGGTGGGCTGTCCAGTATCTGCAATTGTCGCATTGTTGTCCGTCAGGCATGTCCTATCCTCACTGATACGAAATCGTCATTGATCCACTGGATGTCTGTATCGTAGCCGTTGACCTCGAAAAACATCTTCACCCGCTCACGATGGCACGACCTCATCTTGTGTCTGTCGGTCACTCCTTGAACCTTGGCTACGCTGTTTGCCTGGATGAAAATGCCGAACTCAACGCCGTCCAGGAAGCACTGGTTCCTGCTCAGTCCGGAGAGGTCGCCCATCTCGGCATTTTCAGGATCGTTAGTAAACTTGCTCATTTGAACCCTTTCGTCTTGGGGAGTGGCTCCCCTGTCCACAGGTCAAGCCCCTGTTCATGCCTGATACGCATGACGTCCACCCTGTCATTGACAATGTCAACAATGTGCTGAGGCTTCCCGGCGAGAGTTGATGAAGCCTCTGCGCCGGGATTCCCCTTGCGATACTTGTCTATCACATTTGACAGCGGTTTGGTGTGAGCATTTATCATGTCGCCAAGCAGTGATCTGCTGTCGCTCAAAACGGCTCCCTCCGTTGATGAGTAGGATCAGAACGGTACCTCATCGTCAATGCTGGGCTGCTGGTTGATCCTCTGGTCCTGCATCTGCTCGTTGAGCGTCAAGACCTCAACGCTCTGGATGGAGCAGTTGATGAAGATTTTGTCGTTCCACTCACGACCGTCGAGCTTTCCTACGATGCGGACGTTTTGTCCCTCGGAAAGATTCTTGCCGACCTCCTCCGCCTGCCGGCCAAGGCACTGGCAGCGAATGATCTGGGTAACCAGCTCCCCGTTCCAGGACGGGACTTCCTGCTTGAGGTCCACTTCAAGCAGCAGGGTATTCTTCTGACCCACCTTGCGGGTCACAGCCTTGTCAACGATTCCACTCAGCCGGACTTCGTTAGTGTCCATGATCTTCTGGCCTCCACGATTTGTCTATGAAACAGGGTGTGCGTTCTCCAACGTAGGCTCCCAGAACATTGAACTCCATGAACTCGACAGCCTGACCATGGTCCATGCCATCTCTCTCTTTCAGGATGTCGAGACATTGTTCGTAGTCGTAGGCAACCACCGGGGGGAGACCGAAGCGATACGAGATACCCGTGATCGCCTCGATGAACCCGTCAGCAGTCAGCATTGTCTCGGGAGCAAGTAGCCTCTCAACACGTTTCTTGAGCTTATAGTTCTCCTCCTTGATCTCGCGAATTTCTGTTTCCAGTTCGTCTGCTCTGCGGATGGCGTCACCTTCGCTCACAGCAGGTTCTCCTCTTGCGCACTGGCCAGGGTCCTGCTGAATCGAACCACGGTGGACTGGTAATCACGGTTGACGAGAAAGTCCCTGAGACTGAGCGAGATAGCAGCGATGCTACGCAGGTGCTGAAGCTCCTTCTCTGATACCGAGGAGGCGGACTCAAGGGCGTCCAGCTTGTCACGAAGCCCTGCTAGTTCTTTTACGAGCTGGTCGTTTTCTGCCAGAAGTTCCTTTAGGTCCTTTTGCAGTCTGTCCGCGTGTTTTGGTGCCATTGGAGTCCCTCCCAGTATTCTTATCAGCCGTTCTGCCAGTGCCATCCCGGTCACTCCCGTTGAGCCTTTGGATAAACTTGTCAACCGACTCTCGGCTGGTGAAGAAGCGGTGTCCAATCTGGATGACATCCAGGGTGACACGCTCTCCCGTAGCGTGTGAAACGCAGCCCTTCATGTACCAGTTCCTGACCGTCCCATAGCTGACATGGGACAGGATTTTAGAAACATCAGAAACTGGAATAAGTTGGTCGTTTGTGATTTCGAGCTTCATCGGTGTTTCCTCCCGGATTTTCAAAATCTACAAAAATAACAAAACGATGTCAAGCGACAAATTTGGGAATTGCAAAAAAAAACCGGGGCGGGTACAACTTTGATGTCAACCAGCATGAGAGGTTCACCGATGTCAACTGGCTACCCCGAGCAACCGGACGTCCCCCAGCAGCCCTCGCCGGAGCAGGCCCCGGCACCCGAGCCGACATTCGAGCAGGGGCTGGAGGAAATCACTCAGCATCACCAGCCGGGTCCTCAGACATCAGTCCGACAGGCGTTCGCAGACAGGGGTTACGACGTCAGCCAGTTCCAGGATGACTCGACGTTCGTGCAGGCGCTGGAGCAGGGTTTGGCGACCATCCCGCAGATGCAGGGACAGATGAGCCAGATGCAGAATGCCTGGCTGGCCCAGCAGCAGCAGGATCGGTCGGCCCAGTACGAGGAACCGTACTATCCTCCGACACCGGAATCTGCTCCTGCCAGTTCGTGGAATCCTCCGGAGTACGACCAGGACTGGGACGCTCTGGTGAAGATGGACCCGGAGACCGGGCAGTTCATTCCGCGTTACCAGCACGTCAATCCGATTGTCGCGCAGAAGGCGAACGAGTACCGGGAATACCTCCGCAAGGAGGGGCAGAGGTTCTGGGAGAACCCGCATGACTTCATGTGGGAGGGACTCAATGATCGAGTTGAGGACATGGTCCAGGACAGGGTCAGAGAGGCCGTCCAGGGGATCAGCGACAGGTCCTCGGCTAGGGATTTCCTCGACGAGAACAGGTCGATTTTCTTCCAGTTGGATGCGCAGGGAAACCGGGCTACTGACGGACATGGAAACGAGTTGCTTACCCCAGCCGGCCACAAGATGCAGGAGTACGCCAGGCGTCTCCGTTCGTCTGGAGTCACTGACCCGAAGGAGATCAGGGACCTGGCATCAGGGCTGTTGCAGAGGGATATGCTGGAGACGGGAATTGGATACGCCAACCAGCAGGTACAGCAGCAGCAACTTGCATACCAGCAGTATCAGCAGCAGGGCCAGTATCAGGAACCGGGGTTGACAGAGCCGGCACAAAACCAGACATTCCTAGAGCGTGGACTGCAAGGTGCTTATCACCAACCCAACCAGTCGGGCACAATCGACAGTTCAGAGCGGAGTGGCATCCCGCAAAATGGCGACTCGTCATTCCTTCAGCTCGCTGAATTAGAGATGCGAGAACGAGGGTTGCTTCCGCAAAACGGTTGATAGGAGACTGACCGATGGCAGAGTGGATTGGGATTATTCATAGCACGGCCCCGAAGTATCTTTCGGGAGCTGCCGACAACACGATCCGTAACCGGCTCATCCTGACGCTGGTTCGACAGAAGGGCCGGATCACCTTCAACGAGTCATCCCACGAATGCAACTGGGATGTCGAGTACGCAGAGCAGCCCGTCAGTGCCTACGGCGACGGCGGAACCATCGACTTCTCCAGGCACGATCTTCTGCGTCAGCTCAAGATCGACTGGCGTGGCTACAAGGCCACGGACATGATGACGGAGAAAGAGCGTTTGGAGAACAAGGGCGACATCGCCATTGTCAAACGCTACGACCGCATCATGCCGACGCTGACCAAGTCTCTCCGCAACAAGTTCTGCGGGGAGTTTTTCATTGACGGTTACGCGACCGGCAACGAGAACCGCCTGCACGGCCTGGAGAGTTTCTTCGGCACGGGCACGACGGTTGCCGCTGACCGCATCGCGCAGCCGAGCGACACCTACGGTGGCAAGTCCACGGCGCTGGCCAACGAGGGTGGCTCGTGGAGCACGAACCTGACGACCAGCCCGAACGCCAACGCGGCGACCGACTGGCCGGACGGCAACGGCGACCCGGAGTACGATTACATCTCTCCGAAGATCGTCAACTACAGCAGCTCCGGGTGGGGAACGTCCTCGACAACGTGGGACAACAACTGCGAGCGAGTCCTGCGGCAGTCAACGATCTGGCTGACCCAGACTTCCGGCAAGGATGGGCGACCGGATATCTACCTGCTGTCTGGAAACTTGTTCTATGGCTACAAGAACAAGATCGAATCCCTGCGGCGGATCATGGTTCCGCACAAGGGTGCTCAGGACCTTGGCTTCGACGACGTGTTGAACCAGGACGGAGTGATGATCGACACCGACTTCGACGTTCCCGCCGATGTCGGATACGGACTGAACGTGGACCAGATGGAACTGGGCAGCCTTGACAGCGTCCTGTTCTCATCGCGCGGCCCCGAGTACGACATCAAGACCGACTCGTGGCTGTTCCTCGTGGGGTTCTTCGGAAACGTGCGTTACAACCCCAAGCACTTCGCCAAGCTGGCAGCCGTTGCCTAGCGGAGAGCCGTCGCGCACATGGACACAATGACATAGAGAGCCTCACGGAGGACACGAGATGCCAGATCGAGCAGTTGCACCTTTCGCCAGAGGGACGACCTACTTCAAGGGTAAGACGGTTGATTCGGCAGACTTGCCGGGTCCCTCAGTTCTCGGACAGGTTCACGTCTTTCAGGACACGGACCCGTCAGATGAGACCAAGCACCGGAGCAATGGTGACGTGACTGCCATTGCCGTCCGAAACGTCAGCGGTATCAGCCTGGTGCCGAAACGGTTGGTGGTGTTCAAGACGGACGCAATCGGCAAGGAAGTGGACGGGTATTGCTCCACCTACAGCCAGTTGTGTGCGGGCGTGGTGGACGACCACCTCCCCGCCGCCGGATGTCCCGATGACGACATCTGCTGGATCATTGTCAAGGGTCCTTGTCTTGTGACCTCCTCTGTTCCCTCCATTACTCTGGCAGCCGCTGTCAACGATCCGGTCCACGCCAAGACAGCCGCGAGCAGCACGGCTGCCTCGAATATTGCCGGTGGACGATGGGTCAGAAACGCGGCAGCCGCCGCAACCGGGGCCAGTGCATTGCTGGTCAACCACAACCGCATCGGATTCGCCATGACTGCGAGGACGGCGGACAACACTGATTCGGATACTCTGATCAACGTGACGATCAGATAGAGACTTCCGGCACCGAGACGGTAGCCGCTGTTCGGTGCCACGACCGAACAGCGGCTATTCGTGTTTTCAGGGTAGGGTGGTCGGGGTGGCATGGGAGATTTAAGTTTCAATTGGGCACACAACAAGAGAGACAACGATGCCGATGAGTTATGACATTTTGATCTGCACATTCAGCTACGGTGGAAACGGCGGGATGAAGTCCGAGCATCCTGACGTCCGTGACTGGCTTCTCAAATCCATTCCAGAGATGAAAGAGGATTCCCGGATTGGCAAGGTCAATCTAATTGATATGGCGGATACGCCAATCACCATGACCCGCAACCGCGCAGTACGGTTCGCCAGAGAGAACAAATACGACCTTCTGCTGATGCTCGACAGCGACATGGCCCCCGATCTTCTCCTTGGAGAGGACCCCGAGGCCAAACCGTTCTGGTCATCGTCACTGGATTACATGATCGAATATGGGAAGCCTCTGGCCATAGCGGCTCCTTATTGTGGCCCGCCGCCGATAGAAAACATCTATGTGTTTCGCTGGAGAAACAACCAGTCTGACACTCCTGATGAGATTGATCTGCGGCTTGACCAGTTCACGAGGGAGGAAGCGTTCAGCCGAGGTGGCATTGAGCATGTTGCCGCCTTGCCAACCGGACTGTTCCTCTGTGATGTCCGTGTGTTCGACCTGACTGCTCCCAAGGAAAAGGGTGACAGCGGGTGGTTCTACTACGAGTACGAAGACATCTACGAATCTGAGAAGTGCTCAACCGAGGATGTGACAGCGACCAGGGACCTGAGTCTCAAGGGAGAGCGTGACTGGGGATACAACCCGGTGTGTATCAACTGGGATGCCTGGGCAGGGCACTGGAAGCCAAAGGTCGTAGGGAAGCCTCAGCTTGTTACACCCTCCATGGTCAGTGAGAGGCTGCTGAAAACAGCACCGACGAGACCTCCTGAAAACGAAAAGATGAAACAAGTAGATTTCACATCAGGGATGGATAAATCATGGGACGCCCCGCAGCGCCCCTTTAAGGTTCCTAGATAGGGGAAACAACATGGTAGGCGCACGGACCAAGCCATGCAGCTTCTGTGGAAAGACCAAGAAGCTCTCCGATTTCTACGCTCACAACGGTAAGAAAACCAACGGGCAGTCAAGCTGGTGCAAGTCGTGCCAGGAGTCTGACCGGAAGAAGAAAACTGCCGACGAACGTAAGAAGGGCCGGCAGGAGATGTTCAAGGAGCTTGTTGCAGACATCCGTGGTGACAGGATCGAGGTGCCACACCCGACAGAAGTCGCCGCAGAGATGTACGAGCAGTTCGGCGGACTCAAGGCTTTCTGTGCCGAGTGGATGCGTCACATCAATGATGCTGCCACCGACAGGCCGGGCAGCAAACTGGTGCTGGATGCCTTCTACGCGGTCGGAATCCGCCTGACATCACTGTCAGCCGACCACCGCCAGAGTGCCCCCGACCTGGCGTCACTGACTGACGACGAGCTTGAGGAGGAGATCGGCAAAATGGTCGCCAATCTGCTCGATAACCGGCCCGAGCTTATCAACGAGCTGGCTGGCAAGCACGGGCTGAAAATTCATGACCCGGTTGAAGCGGAAGTGGAGACTGCGTGACAACTACAGCGGCCATGGAACGCATCGGCAAGGCTGCGGCTGAGAAGCATCGCCGCAGGTCGGAGGCGTTGCGCATCTACAGGCCGCTGAAAACCCAGATTCCGTTCCATTTGTCGCTGGCCAGTGAGCGCATCGTCCGGGGCGGAAACCGATCAGGCAAGTCCATGTCGGCGTTTGCTGAAACAGCGTCCGCAGCCACAGGAATGCCCATATATACCGACAAGGGGCCAATGCCCTTCAAGTACCCGACTGACAGAGGTTTGCTCATCTGGGTGGTAGGGTATGATCAGCGTCATATCGGCGGAACCATACACAGAATGCTGTTTAGGCCGGGTGCATTCCGGATCATCAAGGATGAGATCACGAAGGAGTGGCGACCGTTCTGTCCATGGAGCGAATATGACGCTGCTCACGAGGAAAAGTCCAAGGAAGCTCCGCCGCTCATCCCTCCACGGATGATCCAGCCAAAGGGTTGGGCCTGGGAGAACAAGGGAGAGCGAGTATTCACTGTTTGCCGGCTTGTGAACGGCACGGAAATCCACGCCTTCAGTTCTCACGGTGAACCGAAGCAGGGTGACCCGGTTGACCTCATCCATATCGACGAGGATATTGAATATCCACGTCATATCCCCGAGTACCAGGCACGGTTGTCCGACCGCAAAGGGAGAATGATCTGGTCAGTGTGGCCTCACTCCAAGAACGACGCTCTTATCGAGATGAGCGAGCGTGCCTCTGACCAGAAGAAGCGGAAGGACCCCGACGTCTTCGAGGTCACGCTGAGATACAGTGACAACCCCTTCATTGACAAGGATGAGAAGCGAAAGCGTATTGAGGCGTGGTCGAAGCGAAGTCCGGAGGAAGTTCGGTCCAGAGACCTCGGTGAATTCATCACGGATACAGTGCTGGTGTACCCGAGTTTCTCAGAGGAACTCCACGGGACGCCGAAGGAAACTGTCGAGCTTGAGGACAAGGTGGACGAGGCGATCAGGAAGAACAACGGGGTCCCCCCGGATGACTGGTGTCGGTATCTCGCCCTTGACCCCGGACACGTCGTCTGTGCCGTCCTGTTTGTTGCCGTTCCCCCTCCGTCCCTGGGGGATCACGTCGTCCTGTATGACGAGCTGTATCTTCGACGGTGTGACGCGGCTGAAACAGCGAGGATGGTTGCTGCCAAGGTGGGCGGAAAAACCTTTCAGACGTTCATCATCGACAACCGGGCCGGTCGCCAGACCCCGATGGGGTTCAACAGGACGGTCAAGCAGCAGTATGCTGACGCATTCGGTCGCTACAACGTCAAAAGCGAGATGACGGCGAACAATTTTGTTCCAGGCAGTGACAACATCCAGGCCGGCATAGGACTTGTGAGGGAGTGGATGTCTGTCAGGCCGGATGGAACGATCAAGATGAAGGTTATTGTCAACAGGACACCCAACCTGAAGCGGGAATTCTACAGATACCACAAGCGGGTGGTGGGTTCAGAGGCAAAAGAGGAGCCGGTGGACCGCAACAACCACCTGATGGACTGTTTGAGATACCTGGCAGCTCACAATATCGAGTATGCTAGGCCAATACCGGGCAAGGCACACCCGTCACCCGCCTGGAAAGCGTTTCAGAAGTGGCAGGAAGCCGAAAACGGCGAAGAAGAAAACGAGTTCGTTCACATGGGACCCGGCAGGGGCTAGACAACAGGGAGAAAAGGCATGGACTTGGAAGTTGGCACGAATTGTGTGTATTACTCGCAGGCTGACACGTCAAAGGAGCCGGAAGCGGCTGTTGTCGTGGGAACAAACGGGCTGGGTGTGCTCTACCTGACCTGTTTCCCCCGTGGCGGAGGGATTTCGTCACTCCACAGGAACGTCCACCACGTTGATTCGCAAATCCTGAAGGAAAAGACGGGAATGGCGACCAACTACGGTGGCTGGGACACGATTGCGAACGCTGCCAAGCGTCGTAAGGCTTCAATGGATAAC